AAGTCTAAAGTAAACGAGGCGGGTAACTACACCAAGCCAGAACTACGTAAAAGAATCTTTAACGCTGTGAAAGCAGAAGCCACAGCAGGCACTGGCGCTGGGCAATGGAGCGCGAGAAAAGCACAAATGGTGGCACAGCGCTATAAAAAAGCTGGCGGAGGTTACAGAGATTGAAAGCTCCTCAGAAATCGCTCAAAGATTGGGGTGACCAGAAATGGCGCACTAAGTCTGGTAAACCGTCGAGCAAGACGGGGGAGCGGTATTTGCCTGAGAAAGCCATTAAGTCTTTGTCCCCGCAAGAATATGCAGCCACAACCAAAGCTAAGCGTGCTGGTAAGGCGTCTGGCAAACAGTTTGTAGCTCAACCAAAATCCATTGCAAAGAAAACGGCAGGCTTTAGATGACCACTACCGGAACCACACTGTTCAACATGGACTTCACGGAGATCGCCGAGGAAGCGTGGGAGCGTGCGGGCCGAGAAATGCGTTCTGGTTATGACCTGCGTACAGCGCGTCGTTCAATGAACCTGATGACGATTGAGTGGCAGTCTAAGGGTATTAACATGTGGACAATGGAGCAGGGAATCATTAACCTGACTCCGGGGCTTAGTACGTACGCCCTACCAACGGACACGATTGACTTGCTAGAACACGTCATTCGTACTGGGTCCAACACTGCGTCTACGCAGGCGGACTTAACCATTACACGCATTAGCGTCTCTACTTATGCAACTATTCCAAACAAGCTTAGCCAAGCTCGCCCAATTCAAGTCTGGATTCAAAGACTCTCTGGCGAAACTAACCCAACGAATGCGGTCTTGGTGGGCGCGATTACGTCAACGGACACCACAATAACGCTTAGCACGGTAGTTGGGTTAGCGAACGCGGGCTTTATCCGTCTTGGAACAGAAGACATTTACTACGGTTACGTCACGGGTAATACCTTAGGCGGCGTGTTCCGTGGTCAGAATAACACTACGGCAGCGGCACAAACGGATGGTACTGCGGTCTTTGTGCCTCAGCTTCCAGCCGTGACTGTCTGGCCTACACCCGATAACTCAACGCCCTATCAGTTCGTATACTGGAGACTCAGACGCGTCCAAGACGCTGGCGCTGGGGTAAGTACCGCCGACATGAACTTTCGCTTCCTGCCTTGTTTGGTGGCGGGCTTGGCGTATAACATTGCGGTCAAGGTCCCCGAATTGATGCCCCGAGTAGAAATGCTCAAGATGATGTACAACGAGGCGTTTGAAATTGCCGCTGGCGAAGACAGAGAGAAAGCCGCAGTTCGGTTTGTACCGCGTCAACAGTTTATTGGTAGCACGTAATGGGAAATAGGTTTGCATCCGGCAAAAAAGCGATTGCCATGTGCGACCGCTGTGGCCAGCAATACCTACTTAAAAAGCTTAAAACAGAAGTTATTAAGCAGAGGAAGTATCAGTTGTTGGTTTGCCCTGAGTGCTGGGACCCCGACCAGCCTCAATTGATGCTTGGCACATTTCCTGTGGACGATCCACAAGCTTTGCGTAATCCACGCAAGGATACAACGTACGTTACGGCAGGCGTAAACAGTATTGGTAGTTTGACTGGTGGTTCGCGAGATATTCAGTGGGGTTGGCAGCCCGTGGGCGGGTCTAGATTAAATGATGATGGTTTGACACCAAACTACTTGGTGGCAACGACATTTGTTGGTACAGTAACGGTATCTTAAGGAGCTTAGAATGGCATACACACGATCAGCCGATGGCATTGCTAAAAAAGGCAAGACCGAAGGCAAAAACTTGGGCAATAGCGGCCCTACCCAAAAAGAAATCATGGGCGGCAAAGGTAAAGGTAAGGGTAAAACCAATGCCGATATGTTGTCTATGGGTCGTAACTTGGCAAAAATTGCCGCACAGAAGCGAGGCTAATCATGGCTACATTTAGCAAAAAGATTATGGGTAAAGAAGTTGGTGATGCTGCGGTCTACGCTACACCCCATACTATGACGGGTAAAGTGGTTACAGCTTCTGAAAACCCCGGCTCTGGCCCCGACCATAGCGATGCCGGAACAGTCAATATGGCTGTAGGTAACGTCTATCGTCGCGCACAGCCAGCAGCTAAAACATCTGGCATCAAAATGCGTGGCGCAGGCGCGGCTACTAAAGGCGTGATGTCAAGAGGCCCAATGGCATGAATTACGCCGACCTTGTCACGCAGGTAAGCGATTACTGCGAGAACTCTTTCCCAACTGACAATATGAATGTGTTCATTCGTCAGGCGGAGCAGCGCATCTATAACACCGCGCAGCCCGCTAATTTGAGAAAGAACGTGACAGGCGTATTGACTACTGGTAATAAGTACCTTGAGTGTCCTTCAGATTTCTTGTCTGTTTATAGCCTTGCCGTATACCCATACAACACTACAACTGCCACAGGAACGGCTGGGCAAAAGACAATTGTGGTGGCCAGTGCTACGGGTATTGCGGTTGACCAACAGGTGACTGGTACAGGTATTGGTACAAATGCACAAGTTAGAAGTATTGCAGGGACTACGATCACATTAACAGTTGCCAATAGTGGCGCTGTATCCGGCGCTGTGGTTTTTCAAGGCGACTATCTGTATCTGCTTAACAAAGACGTTAACTTTATCCGTGAAGCGTATCCTTTGACAGCACAGTTGAGTGAGCCAAAACACTATGCAATCTTTGGCCCTCAATCAAACGATGTGAATGAATTGACGTTTATTGTTGGGCCAACACCCAGTTCGGCCTACTACGCAGAGCTTCATTACAACTACTATCCTGAGTCTATTGTCACGGCTACCAATACTTGGCTGGGTGATAACTTTGATTCCGTGTTGTTGTATGGAACTATTTGCGAAGCCTACACCTACATGAAGGGTGATGGGGATATGGTTAAGCTGGCCCAAGAACGTTATGTGCAGGCTATTGCTCTGTATAAAAACTTGTCGGATGGCAAGCAACGCGCTGATGCTTATCGTGATGGTCAGGTTAGAGTGGCAGTTTCATGAGCAACATTCTTCAAACCCAGACGACCAGCTTTAAAACAGAGCTATATACAGCCGTCCACAATCTATCTACGGATACATTAAAGATTGCCCTGTACACGGCTAGTGCTGATTTAAATGAATCTACTACTGTGTACAGCGCAACCAATGAAGTCACAGGTACTGGGTACGTTGCAGGCGGAGTAGCCTTGACGGGCGTAACCATCAGTTCTTCTGGGTATACAGCCTATGTAGACTTTGCTGATGTAGTCTTTGGCGCATCCGTCACGGCTCGTTGTGCTTTGATCTATAACGTCACACAGGGTAATAAATCTATTGCAGTCCTAGACTTTGGGTCTGACAAGACTTCTGCCAATTTCACCATCACAATGCCTGCTAACACAGCCACAGCAGCATTGATTCGTTCTTCTAATTAAGGAGTCAATATGACCACAGAAAAACTCACAGCCACCGACCATGTTTCTAGCGGTCTGACTTGTAATCTTAAAGCCGGTGAGGAAGCAAAAGCTACTGGCCTGTTTGAAATCAAGTGCCATGACAAAGACGGCAATCTAAAGTGGGAAGCCCAGTCTAAGAATTTGGTAGTTAACGCTGGTCTGGCTTACATGGCTGGTTCTGCTCTGACTTCAGTGACCCAGATTACCACTTGGTATCTTGGCCTGTACGGTGCTGGTGCTTCTAACACACCTGCGGCTGGTGACACCATGTCTTCTCATGCTGGTTGGACTGAGGTTGTGGCTTACAGCAATGCAACCCGTGTGGCGGCTACGTTTGCAACGGCGACAACTGCTAATCCTTCAGTAGTCACTAACTCAGCTTCTCCTGCTACGTTTAACATCAACGGCACAACGACTGTGGGCGGGGCTTTCTTGACCAGCGGTAGTGCTAAGAGTGGTACAACTGGGACGTTGTTCTCAGCGGCTGACTTTGGCTCACCGGGTGATCGTTCTGTGGTGAGCAGTGATACTTTGTCTGTGACTTATACATTCAGCTTGGCTGCTTGAGGTCTAAATGGCTGAAGGCGGCTGGGGTTCTGGCACATGGGGTCAGACGGGCTGGGGTAATTCAGCCTATGACCGGGTTGTTGATGAGACTGCAACAGGTACGGACGCGCCTACAGCAGTAATAAGTGTTGGGGCTTCGGTTGATGAGACTGCCACGGGGACGGATGCTGTATCAGCTTTGGTACAGGTCAATGCGGCGGTTGATGAGACAAGTACGGGCACAGACGCAATAAACGCAACGGCGGCATTTGGGTCTTCGGTCAGTGAAACGGGTACGGGTAGTGATGACGTAACAGCATTGCTCACGATGAGTGTCTCGGTTACTGAGACTGCTACGGGGTCTGATGCGGATGCGGCGTTTGCCAACTTCTTGGGTCAGATTACAGAAACAGCGACAGGCACTGATGATATAACTTCATCGTTTGCGTTCTTAGTCACTGTAGATGAAACGGCAACCGGAACGGATGCGGTAGTAAGTAGTTTGTCTGTTGGGGCGGTGGTCAGTGAGAGCGCAACGGGGTCGGATGCTGTTAATGCCAATGCTACATTTACGGGTGTGATTGCAGAGACTGCAACGGGTACAGATGTAGATGCGGCGGCGGTGGCTTTTGTGGCTTCTCTTACTGAGTCAGCAACTGG